ATAGTTGATAATCCTGAACCTAAAGCATGGTTTGCATCAAGATCAACATAACCATTGGCTAACAGGTAATTTTGTCTATGATCTGCATCGGCATACCCGATATTGCCTGCACTGTCCTCATACAAATATCCAAAGGCTGAATTGGCTATAAGGCTTGCAATGTTGTAAATAGTGTCTGGCGTTTGACCGCTACCTCGACTTTGCATTGTATAAAGTCCGGGTTGATCTATTTCGCCAAGTCCTAGATTTACAGCTTGCGCCCATGTTTCCGTTGGATCATAATCTGCCCATGTTTCAGCTGCTGGCACATCATTCCAATTTCCGAGCAATACGCTTGAAAGAATCCCGTATATCTGATTGCCATCCTCATCTTGTGGAACTGCATCAGAATACAATTCTCTTGCTAACTTAACCAAAGATCCCATTGCAAGGATTGTGTAATTAGCAACTTTGGCTATATTTCCAAATGCACCAACCTCAACAGTTATGTCTGTTATATCTCCACCAAAAATATTTACATAAGTTCCAGAACTGTTTTTGACCTGTAAAGCAAAACTGTCATTAATCTCAAATGGCAAGGTTTGACCAGATAAAGCGATCAGAGTGATCTGCATATAAGAAGGGGATGGCTGAGAATAAATATCAGTCCGACCAGCCTGATGTTGAATGTCGCTAATTGCTATGTTTGTGTAATTAGTTCCAGCAACAGTCAATTTCCATTCAGGCGTAAATACAGTCATTAATTACCTTTGACGCTTGTGCCACTTAATAAAGCACCTGATCTTGCTGCGCTTTCATTGATTACTTTAGCAACCGCTCTAGCTGCGCTCTCACTATCTAAAGCATTTATTGTGATGTTATTGACGCTTGGATTGCCTGATCCATAACTAAAGTTTGATCCGCTGCTCGATTTTGGATATGAAGGAACTGACATATTGCCTGATGGAGCAATCTGGGTTAATCCATAAGTTGCAGCAGCAACACCAAGCGCAGCAGCAGCTGTTCCGACTGATGCTCCTCCAGTTGCAAACGCAGTAGCCACACCAGCAGCAGCAGCCGCATTTCTAAGAGCAACCATCGCTGATATTAATGTTTGGATAGATGCAACAAATGCTGCTATTTTATTTGCTACAAATACAACTGCAATAATTCCGCCTAATATAAGCAATTCATCTTTAATGCTAATAATAAACTTAATAACTGAAATCAACTGCTGACCAAATTCATAAGCACCTTGAGTTGCATCAGTTATTCCAGCAACCACACCATCCTCACCAGTTAATCCAGCAGCAAAGGCTTGGATATTAGGAACGACAGTAGCTAACATATAATCTGCCAATTCTTTAACAATAGGCAGTAAAGCAGTTCCGATCTTTTCTTTAGTTTCATCAAGAGCAATAGTTAATTGCTTAAACTTAAATTCAGCGTTAGTTGCTTCATTATCAATAAACCCTTTATATGTTCCTTTAAGGATCTGCATGATTTCCTCATGAGATTTAGTCTTTAAGGTAGTAGCATCAATACCTAAACCTAATTTACCAAGAGCAGCATTCTGCCCATCAAAACTTTTGCCTAAAGCATTTGTTACAACTTCAAGTGGCTTACCAGTAGCGGTTGCAATTTCTTGTGCTAGTGAAAGCAAATCCTGCGCTTTTGCAACATCATTAGTTGATCTAATAAGTCGAGCAAAGGCTGGTCTTAAAACATCATCGGTTGTCGCAGTAGCAATTGATTGCTTTGAAATATAATTATCAATAGATTTTATTTGAGCATCAGTAGCCTGTGTGTTTGACCTGATGGTTTGCTCTAAAGACTTACGACCCTTTTCATCCTCAGCAGCAGCTTTAACAGCAGACACCGCAAATGCTGTAACGGCTGCTCCAGCAACGGCAAATGCGACTGCTGCTTTCTTTCCAAAGTCAGCTATATTATCCGCTGATTTATTGACTACCTTTTCAGCATCGTCTAATCCTTTTTTAAGATTATCAATATCAGCTGCTAAAGCAAGGGTTAAGGTTCTACTTGCCATCATTGAACTCTTTTCTAATTGCCAGAATTATATCCTCAAACTCTTTAATAATGGTTGGTTGTAAATGTCTGATTGTTGGATAAATAAACCAACCTCTTGAACCCGGACCTTTTGGCATTGGTCCTGACCATCTAGGGAATTGTGGATATTTACCTGAACCAAATTCTGATGCTGCACCAATACCTGTTCGGCTTCCTTTAGGATCATTACGAGTATTGAATTGAGTTGTTGCTCCGCCTGAGAATTTTTGAGAAGCAAATCCAAAAGATATTTCGCCAAGTAATGACGACTTCTTAACTTTGCCACCTTGAGCAACACGATTTGCAACCTTGCCACGCGATGATGCTATTTGTCTGATTTCATTTAATTCTCTTTGAGCAAGTTCGCCAACTCTGCGTCTAGTTTCCTCAACAGCAATATCACTCATATTTTTCATGACTTTAGCAAATTGCATTAGTTCTTTTTTATCATAAACTATTAAAGGTTCGGTGCTAGTTGCCATGCCGTTCCTCCAATATCTCTAATGCCGTTAAAATGTCCTCGCCATCAACCCATTCGCTCATTGGTATCTGTGTGGCAATTGCCAACTGAACCAATAGTCTGCTTAGGCTTCCGACTGGATGGCTTTTGGGTTTGCATCACCGACTTGAATGTCTGCAATCGTTTCCATCCATACTTCAAAAGGTTTGACTGGTTTTCCAGCAGCTTCGCGCTTGTGAGCGTTGTATGCCAAAAACATCAGATCCCACATTCCGATTTTTTCGGATGCTTGGCTTATGATGTTTGAAGTAGCCTTTTCCCATTTTGCAAACTCAGGCGGTTGGGCTGTATAGACTGCTTGCTCGCCTGAGTTGTATTCGATATTTATTTTTAGTTTCATTTTGCTCCCGTTTCTACTTTTTAACTAAATGTTTCGACTACTGCTCCGCCTGTAACTGTGAATTCAAAATCAACAGTTTGTGCATCAATTCCTGATCCACCAGCTGTTGGGAATTCAGGCTTAATTGGAAACACAAATTGTGCTCCAGTTGCAGTCGTAAGTGTAATTGAAATATCTGTGTCTGGGTTAGCCTCTGCTGCTGTCCATAGAGCCTCACAAACAGAACTTGTCTTGCCCCAATCGGCTAACATAGATAAAGCGAATGTTCCGCTGATATTAGTGGTTTTGTAAGCTGTGCCATCAAGTGTCTGGTATTCCTGACGCTCATTGACTTTTGTTAATACTGCGCTAGTCGCTTGTGCTTCGATGTCTGTTCCACCTGTGAAAGACAACGAAATATCGCGACCGGTTATTACTGTGGTTGCCATGATTTCTCCTTATGCGGTTTGTGTGTAGTAGGTAGAAACTCGAACATCTGCAATTAACAGAGTGCTTGCTCCAACTTGTGTAACAGTAGGTCTTTCTACTGAACTGACAACATATCCCGTTGGGATAACTGCCAGAACGCTCATGATTAGTTGCTCGATATTATCCAATGAAGCAGGATTGCTATTGTAAGCAACGGCAACTGAGATTGTGTAATTAAGTTTTGCGTGAATAGTAGATTTGTTAATTGTTTCTAATTCAATGTAAGGACTGTCTGGCACAACGACAACGGCTGGAGGGATTACGCTTTCAGGAACAAAAGCATAAACATTTCCTGCAACGCTCGCTAAAGCTGTTGCTAGAGGTTGTCTAACTTGCGAAAGGATTGTTGATGCTGGCATTATTGAGCGATCGTTCCTACATCAATTAATGACCCCAATAATCCTGCGCAACGATTGTAAAGTGATCGACCCATACGGAATGGGGATGGACTAAAATCAACGCCTTCGATTTGTCCTCCAGCAGCTGTTCGGCTTTGAAATATCTCAACCGATACCACTAATACGGCTGATTCTACCGCGCTATTACCAACATAAGTTGATGCACCGGTAAGGGTAGCCAGCCCCGATGGGATTATGTTCTTAGAAATAATATCAGCATTTGTAATTGCTGCTGAAAATGTGTAGTCATCTAAAAGATTTGTTGTGATAGTTCTTGTTCCGTTAAATGGAGTTCCGCATCCGGAGATAACCACAGATTGAGATTCGCCAAAAGGATTCATTTGAACTGTTGAGAAATAAGCAATGTTGTTATTCAAAGATACTGCATCAATGGCTACTGAATAGCCAACAAGCATTGGCAGAATAACTGTTTCTGCGGAATCAATAATATCTTCCAAAACTGCATCAGAGTAAAGAGAGGATGAAACACCAAGAGTAGTTCTAAGTGTTGCAGCGGTAATAATTGTTGGCATTTGAATCCTCTCTTACTCGACTGGGGGAATGACCGGGAGCAACCACTCCCCCATGATTAGTTAGTTATTAGGTAAGGTTAAAGCGGCGAATTCCTGCGCCAACCTT